ATTAGTAGTGACTGGCAAACTTTCGAAAATTTTAAGTGCGACATGGGAAACCAACCAGGAGATATGTCGTTAGATCGAATAGATAATAACGCAGGATACAGTAAAGAAAATTGCAGGTGGGCAACAGATGTACAGCAGATTGCCAATCGGGCGCCAAGGAAATTTATCACTCATAAGTTGGTGGGTGTACGATATGTTCCAGTTCGTAACAACTGGCTAGTATTTATAAACTCTAAGTATCTAGGTACTAGAGAATCATTGTTGGGAGCAGCAGCTCTAAGAAAATCAGCAGAGAACCAGTTAAAATGAACGGAACTGAACTTTTCGATAAACTTCTAGAGGATCGCAAAATTACTCTCGTAATTACTGTATCACAGGCAGCATCACTGCGAGTTTCATTCACTCGGAAGTTCAAAGATTACAAGCAGCAAATGCTAGCATTAGGCTTTCTTGATCCTGACTTGGAAGATGCAGTAGTATCTCTTGAGTATGATAAAGAAAGCAACAAAGCTAAGTTCTTCCTGCGCGAGAAGAAAAGAGTTGCCATAGATTACACCATTGTAGAGGATACTTCCCAATGAGCCGCAAATACGAACCAATCTGGGAAGCTATTAAGAAGCTGCCAGTGGGAGTAGAACTCCCTGTCAAGGTACATGGCACAGCAGTGGCCACCTTGAAGCAAGCAGTTCTTAAAGAGAAGAGCCGCGAAACTGCTGCAAGAAAGCGGCTGGGTATGCGCTTTGCTGGTAAGCTGGAAGTGCGGGAAGTAACTGAGGGGGTGACACCTCACGGTTATGCCATCATCTATTTCAAACTTTCTTGGGACGGAACAAGACTATGAGTAACGACATGCACCCTAAATTTAACTTCCGACTCTGGGCTTGGACAAATGCTCCAGAGAATCTGTTCCTGCTTAGTTCTGCTGAACTGGCATGGTTTAAACTCTTTGTGAAAGAAGCATCTAAATGATTGCATCAGTCCTCCTGATTGCTGCTACTCTTGCTATCTGGTATCAAGCCAGAAGTTTGAGCAGTAGCCTTGTGAGATTTAGCAGCCCCACAGAGTGGAAAGCTTTTAGCATCTGCTCCGTTGCTGCTATTCTCTACTTCGTAGCTGTTGCTACCTACCTTGCTTGGAAGTATCTGCCATGAAAATGCTTGCACTCATCATCTTGGTACTCTTGGCCCTCACTGGCTGTGGTACTCTTGATCGCTCCGGCCCCGCTAGTGATAGCCCTGTCCGGCCCTTCGCTCCTATCTGTGACGGAACACATTACTATGGTTAAGAAATACACACTGTCTCCGCAAGTGCAGGTACCGACAGTTGCCAAGAAGATTCTTGAAGAAGAACAGCGCCAGCTTGCTGAGTTCAAACCGCAAACTGTTCTTGGCCGCGAAGATTCTGGCATTCATGCCCACAAGCCAGTGGCTGCTGATGCCAGCTTTCACGACAAGATTTACATTTTCCCTGAATCTTACAATGCACTTCGCCAAGAAATCTACAACTACTGGCCCAACCTATGGTCGCAAGTAGCATGGGCAATGGCATTTAAAGCAGAAGACTTCGTTGAGACTATGAACAATGCTCTTGACATGAAGCTGCAATTCGATGGGAACAAAGTAGATGCAACCTGTCAAGCCTATCTCAATAAGCTGCGTGAACTGCGTGGCCTTTCTTCAATCCACTAATAGGAGTAATAGCATGTCAATAGAAGTAGCAGTAGCTGAGAGCCTGCAAACTACCAAGCGGCTGCGGCCCAAGGCACCTCGCGTTAACTGGATGATCCAAGTTAAACCCTTTGGCGTTTTCACCATTGATGCTGAAGTGTTTATCCGCGATGGCGGTAACATGGAAGACTCCACGTGGCTTGGTATTTACGCCCCCGATGAGGCTCATGCTCGCGCACTCGGTGAGCGTCTTGTTGTTACCCTGAAAGGTTCCAAGTAACATGATCGAAGAACCTACCAAGCCAACAACTCCGCAACTGGACAGCATCATGCAGAGACTGTCCTACTTGCAAGAAGCATTGCTGGCACAAGATCCCCGCATTCGGGATCACTTGAAAGAAATCCACAAACTCATGATTACGCATGAGGAACTGGTACACTTGCTGAGCGACGAAGACATTGCTAAGATCATGTCTGCTCAACAGGTCGTCACTAACACTACCTTGGTCGCCACCACCACTGGCACTAAGGGGAAAGCTACTGCCACCAAGAAGGCCACCGGCCTGTCACTGGGAGATCTGTAATGGCCCTCGCACACTGCCCTGTTCACTTTGATTCATACCAACCGGGCTGCACTACTTGCGAGACTGCTCGGGCAGTGAATACGAACTACGGAGATACCAGATGGCAACTTCCTATGCCCACGCGGTCAGAGCAAGATCCCTCAAACTACGGTGGGATACGCGAGTTGGAACAGGCACTCAGTACAATCCATGCCCAGCACTTGATTGTTGTTGGCACTTGCTCAGACCTGTTGGCCAGTTTCCCGCCGAGCATTACCACCGAGATTACTGCAGAGTATCAGCAAGTCTTTGCTTCTTTTGCAAATCTAGTCTCAGCTATGCAGGACTTGCATTCACATGTAAGCAATGCGAGACGCGATTTGAACAAGCTCTAACTAAGCAAGAACGCGTAGAATATTTTCACATCTATCAAGCAACCTTAGAATTAGCGAGTACAAAATGGCTACCACCACTAGCGATAGAGACGCAATCTTCAACAGACTGGATGACATCTTTCATGGCGCCGCCAGTTCTGGTAGTGTCTTCGGCGAAACCAGTGCTTACTCAGAGGGAGCGAGTGCTGGCCAAATTGCAGATGCAAAGGCGATAAGCGCTAACACCAGCGACAAAGCCTACCGCCGACTGATGGCGCATGAGAATGTTACTAGCTATAGCAAGCTGGGTAAACTGCATGAGTGCCCTCGGTTGTTTGAATTGGAGATTCTCAAGCAATGCGTACCAATTACACCACTGCTAGAAGGTGATAGCCTCCAGAACAATCTGGACTTTGCCTTTGGTCACGCAGTTGGTGCTGGTATTCAAACTTATGCAGCCACCAAGTCTTTGGTAGCAGCACAACTTGCTGCATGGCTTGCATGGAAAGCTCCCTACGATGCAGAGAAAGTGGACAAGCGTGGAACACCGCAAGGTAAATCCCTTACTTGGGCACTCTACGCTGTTGAGAAGTTTGCTTGGTTCTTCCAGAATGAACTGGCAGATTGGGATGTTCTTGTTCTACCTAACGGAAAGGCAGCAGTAGAACTTGCGTTCGCTGTTGATACTCAGAATGGCTACTTCCATTTTGGACATATCGATACTGTTCTGCGTAATAGAACTACTGGTAGACTGGCTGTATGGGAAGGCAAGACTACTGGCCTTGAACTTATTAAAGACGCCGCCTATGGTAATAGCTACCAAGCTCTTGGATATTCTGTTGTTGTTGATGCTATCGCTCACAGTCTGGGTTTTGATAGCCCCGATTATGAAGTACTTTACATAGTCTACAGCAGCAAGACTCGTGAGTACCAACTGTTGCCCTTCACCAAGAGTAAGACTCAACGTGCTGAGTGGCTGCAAGATCTTCTATTGGATCACGCCATGATTAGCAAGTACCAAGAGTTAGGATTCTTTCCAAAGCGGGGAGAATCTTGCTTGAACAAGTATGGTCGCCAGTGCGATTGGTATGGTACTTGCCACATGCGTAACAACTCGATATTTCCGGGCGTCACACTGCCGAAACTGGTGGACATTCACGGACTGGAAACAGTGGACTTTGCATTTACTCTGAATGACTTGGTAGCAGCGCAAGAAAATAGGGCTTGACAATCGGGCAGGGCTGTGTATACTGCATAGTTCTCCTCCACAATTTTAATAGGAAGAAATAGTATGAAACTAGGTGAATACATCCCAGCAGCAGCGCGCAAAGTGCTGGTGTATGGGGCGCCCAAGACTGGTAAGACTGACCTCGTTGGTCAGCTTGCTAGCATCAAGAAGCTCTGGTGGATTGATTGCGAAGATGGCATCAAGACTCTCATCAGCAGCCCACGCATGAAAGCTGAATGGCTTAACAACATTGAGTTGTTCAAATTGCCAGATACTCAGACCTTTCCTGTTGCCATTGAAACCTTGCTGAGGATTATCAAAGGTGGAAAGCATTCTGTTTGTCACGCTCACGGCGTTGTCAATTGCATTAAATGCAAGTCTCTTGGTGCTGCTGCTGCTACAGAGATTGACGTTGGTACGTTTGGCCCTGATGACGTATTTGTTATCGACTCTGTTAGCCAGCTTTCTGCTAGTGCTATGAACTATATCCAGCGGGATATTATCCTCAAGGATAACTACGACAAGAAGCCTGACTGGGATGACTACGCCAAGCAAGGCCGCATTCTTGATCGTATCTTCTCCATTCTCCAGCAAGCTCCATTCCATGTTGTTTGCATAAGCCATGAGAATCTAGTGGAGATGGAAGATGGCAAGAAGAAACTGGTACCAATCGCTGGTACGAGTCAATTCTCCAAGACCTTTGCAAAGTATTTTGATGACGTTGTGTATTGCGACATTGTCAACAAGAAACATAAGGCAGCTAGCAGTACCACCTACAGCAGCAGCATTATGGCAGGTTCCAGAACTGGCAAAGAACTGGAAAAATCTGAACCCTCACTCTTGGAGTTATTCAAATGAAGAAGCAATCTACCCCAGCAATGGTTGCCAGTTACGGCGCAAAGCGCGGCGTGAAACCTACTGACGAAGCTGCAATCAAAGCTGCTGTCTACCGTGATACCGAGATGCCACCACGGTCACTGTTGCAACAAGCCCATGATACCATCAATGGTCAGCGCCAGCAAGACTACGGCGACAAGCTGCAAAACTTTGCACAAACAGCCATGATCTGGGAAGGTATTCTGGCGCCGAAGCTGGCTAAATACCAGCACATCACTGCCGAAGATGTGGCGCTGTTGATGATTGGACTGAAAATGTCCCGCCTCAGCAAGACTCCCACTCACAAGGACAGCATCCTTGATATTGCTGGCTACGCTGGTTGCATGGACATTCTGCAAACAGAACGGAAAGAAGGAACGGAACTCCTTGGCGCTACAGTTGATCTGAACTGCTAAAGTTTCCAGTATAAAAAACGGTATTTCTTTTAACTATCCAACTAACTCATAGGATAAACATCATGTCTGAACAAGCACAAACCTTCGCCTCCGCTGACGCACTGTTCGCATTGGATCTGGATGATCTGGCCGACTTGGCTTCGTTTGAAACACCTGCTCCCGGCAGCTACATTCTGACGGTGTCCATGGATACCAAGAAGATCAACCAGAAGGATGCTGTTGAAGCGTCATTCGAAGTTGTGGAAGTGGTGGAACTGAAGAACAAGGATGACAAGGCTGTCGTTCCTGGAACCAAGTTCTCTACTGCTTTCTTCATCGACAACGAATTCGGTGTTGGTAACTTGAAGAAATTCTTGGTGCCTTTTGCCGCCCACTTTGGTAACACCAACATCGGCGCACTGATCCGTGATGACATGAAGAATGTCACCATTGCTTGCATCGTCAAGAACCGCAAGGACAAGACCGATCCGGAAAAGGTTTACGCATCTGTTGACAACATCAGCGTCGCGTAATTTGGTGGCCGGGAATACCCTAGAAAGTACGGCGTAAAGCTACAGTAGGGTTGACTGCTAGGAAAGACTAGCACATTCTTTTATTCGTTCTCCTATCTTCAACAGAGCTAATAACAAAATGTCAACAACACTTCTCCACCTTGGTACGCCAGAAGATAGCGATTACCAACAGCGCCTCAGTACCATTACTCCTGGAAAGCAAGTTGCTTGGAAGAGTAAGCTGGCTACGCCATTTACAATCACCGACTTAGAGAACAGTATCAAGAACAGTGCGGCCAAGATCACCGGCATTGTCTGTACTAACCAAGAGTTCCTTAAGACTCTGCTCTATGCGCAGGCAGACTTCCTACCACCGAACAATCGTCGCGGTGTTACTCTGGATGATTACCAAGGCTCATTGCTTTACACTCCGCGTGACAGGATACCAGTAGTATTCTTGAACCCGCTGGAGAATCTAGTAACAGTGCCGCACGCAACTCCAGCAGCTATCCGCTTTGTAGACAAACTGATAAGTCCCGAAGCTTGGTTTCCTCAGACCAAGTTTACGTGGACTTTAGCTACTCCTGCTAACCTGCCAGAATTCTACAATCGCTGGTTCAGTGAGAGCGTTCTTATCAGCGTTGACATTGAAACTGCTGTGGATGATCCGCTGCGTAGGATTAACTGCGTAGGTTACGCTGCGTATTTCCCAGCAACCAACACTACAGAATGCTTGGTCATACCCTTTGAGAGTATGTTCATGCTGGAATGGGTGCGTAAGTTTAACAATCTCCCACAGCCAAAAGTATTTCAAAACGGACTCTATGACAATCTCTACTTTATGCGCTACGGTTGTCCGGTATATAATTGGACTTGCGATACTCAGCATCTTTTTCATTCTATGTTTTCTGAGTATCCAAAACGACTTGATTTTATTACAGCTTATTCCATAAGGGATACACGCTACTGGAAGGATGACGGCAAAAGCGGTAACTTGCAAGATTACTACCGTTATAATGCCAAGGATTGCTGGGCTACCATCAACAGCTTCTTGTCCTTGCTGTGGCTTGCTGAGCCTTACGCTATCAGGAACTATCTCAAAGAGTTTCCACTTGTGTTCCCTTGCTTGCATAGTGAGGTGGAAGGTTTCCGCATGGATATGGAACGCTTCGACCGAGTTACTGCTGAGAAGAAAGCCAGTATCGAAGTACGAGAAGCTGCATTCCAAAAGCTTATTGCCGCACCGGGATTCAACCTTAACAGCCCAATACAAGTTAAGAAACTGTTTACTGTTCTTGGCGTTGGCGGGCTTCCTACTACCGGCAAAGCGGACTTGATGAAAGCACAGGCTGCACACCCACTTAATAACAGGGTGCTTACCGAGCTTGAAGAAATCAAGAAGGAAAAGAAACTTATCAGTACCTACTTCGTACGGGAGAAATTCTGGAATGATCGCTTATACTACCGTATTAACCCAGCTGGAACCGACACCTTCCGACTGGCAAGCAGTGAGTCAAGCTTCTGGTGCGGCCTTCAGATCCAAAACATTCCTCGTGGAGATTCGGTCAAGCAATGTATTATATCTGATCCCGGCTACTTACTGTGTGAGATTGATAAAGCACAATCCGAAGCTAGGTGTGTCGGTTACCTGTCTGGGGAAACTGCCCTTATTGAGCTTGTAGAATCTAGCCATGACTACCACTCTTGGAATGCTAGTGCATTCTTTGGTGTACCGTACGAAGAGATCTATGACGAAGCCAAGAAGAAAACACTAGATAAGGATCTGCGAGATCTTAGCAAGCGTACTAACCATGGTGCTAACTACAACATGGGAGACACGGTAATGCTGGCTACGATGGGGCCAAAGAAAGCGTCCCAAGCTAAGATTAAACTGGGACTGAAGGGTACTCTCAAACAAGTTTGTGCGTATCTGCTAGATGTTTATGACCGCACCTATCCAAGAGTTAAAGGACTTTACTATGACGCCATCATTAAAGAGATCAGTCTCACTGGTAGATTGGTTAGCCCTAGAGGATGGACACGCATATTCTTTCGCAAGCCTAGCCGTACTAACAAACCAGCTCTCAACGCAGCAGTTGCACATCCAAGCCAAAACCTCAGCGTTGATATTGTCAACGAAGAATTCTACAATGTCTGGCGTGCCAGCGTTTACAATGGATACTACAAAGAAGGTACTCTAGTAGTTTGCAATCTGCGTGGTATCGTGCGGCTGAAAGCACAGATACATGATAGCATCTTCTTCCAGTATAAGGCAGATTATGCATGGGCACCAGCAGCAGTACGGGATATTATGAATACCACGGTACGAGTGAAAGGTGCTGACGGGGTAGAGCGTGACATGTTTATTCCCAGCGATGTAAGTGCTGGTAAGGACCGTTGGTCAGAACTTAAATAACCAGAGCTATTCATGGCAACAACATCAACAGCTCCTAACCTATTTGACTTGTATTTTGAATACGTCAAAGATACGGAGAGTCCACTCATCTTTCACAGGTGGAGTCTTATTGCTAGTGTCAGTGCTTTCCTAGGTCGCAAATACTATTTGCCTTTTGGAACCACAAGAATATTTCCTACCAGCTACGTTATGCTAATAGGAAACCCTGGCACCCGCAAGAGTAGCGCCATTAAAACGGCCAAAAAGATCTTATCTAGTAGTGGCTATGATAAGTTCTCTGCGGAGAAAACCACTAAAGAAAAGTTCCTTCTAGACTTAGAAGGCCTACCAGAAACATTTGGAGATTATAATGGTAATCGCACCAGCAGAAGAACCGGAGGAAATTTTCAATCATCTGAAATGCTTACACCTGAGGATGTCCTTAGAAACCTTGACCTTTCCACCAACACGGAGTCTAACGACGGAATTGCTAGAGAAGTATTCATTTGCGCTGATGAATTTAACGAATTCGCCGGAAGTGGAAATCTCGATTTTCTCTCACTCCTCGGCAGCTTGTGGGACTGGGACGATGAATCTACGACTTACAAGCATCGACTCAAAAACAGTAAGAGCTTGTCTATTTATCAACCTACTATTTCCATCCTTGGGGGAAATACGCATACTGGATTCCAAGAAGCATTTCCAATTCAAGCCATCGGACAAGGATTCATGTCACGCTTGTTACTCATACATGGTGAGCCTAGTGGAAGAAAAATTGCATTTCCTACAAAGCCTCCGGAGCAACTCGGAACAGCTATCAAAGAGTACTTTGGACGCATTGCTAGCACAGTGGAAGGGGAAGCTAGAATAGAACCGGGAGCTAAGCAAGCATTAGATATGATCTATAGGAGTTGGAATGAGATTGATGACTTTCGTTTTAAGCATTATTCTACTCGCCGTTTTACTCACCTGCTCAAGCTTGTTCTGGTTATTTCAGCTATGCGTTGCAGCACTATTGTTGATATGCAAGACGTTGTTCTGGCTAACACAATTCTTACTCACGCCGAAAGTGTTATGCCGAAAGCACTTGGTGAATTTGGTAAGAGCAGAAATAGTGAAGCTACTCAAAACGTAATGGCGGCACTCTATGATGCTAAGAAGCCGCTGACGTTTGAAGACTTGTGGAAAGTGGTTAGCAGGGATCTTGATAAGAGAGAACAGCTAACGGACATTCTTAGCGGGCTGCTTCAGAGTGGTAAGATCCAACCACCTGATAAGGCAGCAGGTAAATTTGCAGGATTCCTTGCGCTGCAGAAACCTATGAACAGCAAGGCATTGTATGTGGATTTTAGTTTGATGAAAGAAATGGATGGTAAACGATGATTGATTTTTGGCGTTCCGAAGTTACCGAGATTGCAAGCATTGCAATTGATGGTGAAGACTGGGAGAAGTTTAAAGAACTGGTGCAACGTGGTAGCAATCTTTGGCCCGACGCTCCTCCCAGTATCAAAGTGTTTGCTGACCAAGTTACTAACAACAAGGTCATGCAAGACTACTACAAGCAAACCAACGTACCCAACCCTACCGGAGAATAACCATGACCTCACTACGTATCCCCAGCAAGTTTGAACTTGATGTTGCCATGTTCAACGAAACTTACAAGCTTGGAAACTTTCACTCCCGTGCCGATGTTATCGAACGCATGAAAACGTTCAAAGCAATGTTGGCAGAAGAGCTGGATGAAATTGACGATATCATTGCCGGCTTGGAACTGACACCGCCTATCACTCGCTTGGAAGCAATGGTTGCTTACGCAGATCTGCTTGGGGATATCCAAGTGTACTGTGCTAGCGAAATGAAACGCTTTGACATTCCAGTGCAAGCAACTCTGGACATCATCATGGCCAGCAATGCCAGCAAGCTTGGCGAAGATGGACTTCCTATCAAGCGTGCAGATGGCAAGGTTATGAAGGGCCCGAACTACTGGAAACCAGAGCCGCTGATTGAAGCCATGCTACTGATGCATCAGTGCGAAGGATGTCTTGATCCAGCAGCTGAAGACTGAGATAAACAAGCTCCCATAAGAAAGCCCCAATTAAGGGGCTTTTTTTACGGCTGTTGCATTTCAGGCGCAGGGGGCGCAGTGTTCCTGTAGTCTTGCAATGGCTCTCCTCCCATTATCTCACTAAGCCGTTGAGCGTAGGGAGTATTGAGATTCTTGGTCATAGTGCTAACTACGCTGGTATTTGCATCCTTCATCCAGCGTTGCATACTACCATTGAATCCTTCCAGCCTACCGCCAATGGCTGCGTAGTCCTTCATGAATCCTTTGAAGTCCTCAGTACTAGGAACTTTGTTGCCGATGAGGGCTGTCTTAACAGCTTCTCCCAAGGTGTTCATACGTTCCTGGTCGGCCGCAACGTAGCTCTTAATACGGTACATGTTGTTAAGTGCAATAGCTTCATCCATTGGCTTGGCACCAACAATGCGGCTAGCTGTACTAACAATGTCCATGTCGCTGGTTGCACTGATAAGGCTACCCTTGCTGGTAGTACTGTGCCCCATCAGCACTTGAGCAAGTCCTGCCAGTGGCCGGTTCAAACCATTGTGCTCCAGTCCTTGCAGGAGAGTTTCACCAATGTTG